ATTATCTAAATTATTATCTAAATTATTATCTAAATTATTATCTAAATTATTATCTAAATTATTATCTAAATTATTATCATGTATATTTAAATTTATATCAAGATATTTATATATAGTATATTGATCATCTGATATTAATTTATTATTTTTTAGATTAATAAATTCTCTTATTATATTTAAAGTATAATTAATATTTTCAATTTGTTGTTGACCATATATAGCATTAATTTCTTGTATTTTATTTAAAAAAAGTTTTGGAAATTTTATATTAAGTATCGATATTAAATTTTTATCATTTTTGATTATAGTTTCAAAATTATTAAATATATTTTCTATAAATTTATTTGAAATTTTTTTAAAATTTTTACATATTATATATTTTTCAGAATTTGCTATTCGACTAGTATTTGGTTTATAAATATATATATTTTGATAAAAATTAGATAATATATAAATTATGTCTATAGTTTTTATTTTATAAATATCAAATATTTTTAAAACAAAACAACCTCCTGTTTTTTGTGTTAATAATGCATAAAATACTTGAACTATTATTAATGGAAAAGATAATTCTTCTTGACTATTGAAATCTACTGAAAAATCAAATCCTCCATCTCCAGTAATATAGTCAAATGAATTTTTATAATTATCATAAAAGTATTTCAAGTTTTCTTTCTGCAATAAATCACCTGTTTTTGTAATTCCATTATCTATAATAATTTTGTTATTACTATTATTTATTAAATTATGTGCTTTTTTCCAAGAAGGAATATTATTATCATTTGATATTAAACTAATTCCATAATATTTATCATGTTGATTACTTCTTGAATAATTAAAAGCTTCAATAAATCCACCTGGACCTTCTGCTAAGTGTAGCGAAGTAATTTTATCTTTTTCATTCAATAAATTAAAAGCATTAATTATTTCAATCATTTTAAAAAAAGATCTAGATATTGGTTTATATTTACAGATAGAATTTTTTGTATTTGGTATTTGTGTATGAATATATTCATATGGATTAGATATTTTTTTAAATACATCCCAATAATTTGAAAACTTATTTATATTTTTTTTCATTAAATTAATATATTCAAACATCGATTCACAAATTATTATTTCTGATCTATAATTTAAATTTTTTTTATCATTTATAATATTTATTTCTAAATCTGTATTATTAATTGATGGTATATTTATATAAGTCATTTTAAAATCAATAATAATTATATTATTATTAATTTTAAATATTAATCTAAATTTATTTAATTTATGTTTTATATTTACTTTTATCACTTTTTTCTTTTTGCTTAAATAATTTAATTTTTTCACTAATAGACAATTTTATTTTGTCTTTTTTATCTAATTGATCTTTTAGAATATCACTTTCACCTTTTTCTTTAATATAATCTTGCATCATCTTTTTTGATTTTCCTTCAATTGTTTTTTTTTCTATTTTTGATACTTCATCATCTATTGACTTAATTTTAGAAGATATTTTAGATTTAATTAATTCTTGTTTATCAGGTTCAAAATTTATACTTTCCATATCAGCATCACTATTTCTAACTTTTTTAAATACAAAGAATTTATTTAAATAAGAAATTTCTTTTTCTTCATCACTCATTTCTAATGCCATACCTACCTTATTTTTAAATGACTTATTTTTATCAATAATAGAATTCATAAAAGTATACATTTCTTTAAAATTACCAATACTATTTGGTAAACCTATTTGTTCAACTTCATCTCGGTTCAATAAAACAAAACCATAATTTTCTAATAATCTCTCTAAAAATTTAAAATTAACTAAATACTCTCTAAATACTTTATTTATAGTTTCTTGATAAACATCAATTGCTAGACCTAAACTAGATTCATCAGCTATAAATTCTTGATTTTCATATCGTTTTGTTATCTCCCAAATTTTTTTATCATTTCTAAAAATTGTTTTTGAACCACCATTATCTATCTTATTTAATAGTTGAAAAATTTTATTACCATCATAACAAGTACCTATAAAATATCCATTTAAAGCTGTACATTCTGCTAAATTTTTTAAGAAATTATTCAATACCATTTTATTTTCAAACATATAATGCAATCCAAATTGTATTGAACTAATATTAAAACCATTTTTTGCAATACCATAATTTTTATATATACCTTTTCCTAACATAATTTCATTTTTAGGTCCTTCACCAAAAATAGCTTTAATGATTTCACTATTTTTTTTACTCATAAAACTTTCTCCTGATTTTATATTTTTACTAGAATCACCATTCAAAAATACTACTTTCGGTAATTGTGTAAATTTTTGAGAATAATTTAAATATCTAGCACAAGCCCCATCCAATCTATTTTCAATATTATCTTTACTTAAATCTATTCCCAATACAAAGTCTAATTTTGCATTTATCCATTTTGGTATATCACCACCTTTTCCAACTGCATAATCTATTAATGAAAATCCAGGCTTGGTTAATTTCTCAATCAAAATATTTTTAACAAACAGATTATGAAAATCTCTTAGTGCCCTAGTTTCAGATTTATTAGAAATTTTATTGTAATAAACATCATCATCATTATTTTCTACCAAAACATTATTACCGGTTGTTATAATATCTTCTGTTATTGGATTATGAATTGACTGCCAATTAGAATTAGCTACATGATAAGCATTACCAAAATTTTTAATACCTGAACGTAATTCACTAGTTTTATCATTTCTAACTCTTAAAGGTTGCCATCTCCAAAATTCTGGTTTTTCACTATCATAACTAAATTCCACTATTGTATTATCTTCAATTTCATCTCCTTCTTCTGTTAAAATTTTTAAATTATTAGATTCATCTAGTTTACCTATTATATTACAAATATGGGCTGATTCATCGCTTGGATTTGTTGGATAAAATTTAGCTGGTTTATAACTATCATATAATTTATGTTGGTGTTTTTTTATATTATCATTTATGATATCATTACATGGATTTATATATCCATGTTTTTTTTCATCAAAACCTACATATAATATTAAAGTATAATAACTTTTTACTTGTATATTAGATTGTAAATTACTACCATCATTATAAATATTATTTACTAGTTTTTCATTTAATTCATTTCTCTTAAATTTAACTAAGAAATCTATAGTATTAAACTTACTAGGTTTCCATTTAAAAGACTCATTCCAAGTATGTTTATAATTAGGAGCAATAATACCAACTTTATTACTAGAAACACCTGTATTTGATGGAGTAAATATTAATCCGTCTGTATTATAATCAAATAGTCCATCATTTATACGGTCTATTATTATTTTACATCCACTAAATTTATTTGTACTATAAAATTTTTTTATTTCAATATTTAAAGAAACTTCCTTATCACTACCAGAAACAGAAATTAATTTTAATTGCTTTATAATTGTATTTAAAATAGCTAATCTATAATTCTCATTTTGTTTTTCTTCTTGTTTATCTTTATCTTTAGATTCAATATTAATAAATGGTAATCCTGTTAAATTTTTACTTTTTAAGAAATATATATCAAAACAAGCAAACAAATTTATATAATTTCCTCGTTTATTATGTAAGATATGTTCACCATCAATTATTGTATTAAATAACTCTTTATTTTCATTTATACAACCTGTAAATTGTAAAGTCATATTCATTGTTATAAAATATATTTTACCATCATTTGAAATAAATAATAATTTTCTTATCCCATCTGCTTTCTCTGTAACTGTATAATTTTTCCTAATATTTGGAATAGAACGATTTGTATCATTTATTTCAGATTCTGGTAATAAATTTATCATTTGTAATGTATTAGATGAAGGTCCTATAAAATCCTTATTTGTTGGTTTCATAGATTTATTATATTCTGTATTCTTTATCAATTGTAAATAACTATGTAAAACTTTATTTTGTTCACTTATTGGAATTGGATAATTAGATTCTTGTAACCCGATTAGTACATACTTGATTACATTTTTTAACATAGGTAATACTTTATCATTTGATAACCGCTCTTCTTGTATTTGTTTATTATTTAATTCAATTTCTATTTCAAAATTTTCAATACAATTAAAAACATCTGAATCATCTATATTAAATTCTGGAATTAATTTTCCATGGCTACTTTTTGAAGATTTTACAATACTACAATGAACAATAAAAGGCAATTTGTCATTGCGGTATTCAAATCGTTTTAAATATCTAAAAATTTTTTTTAAATTTGTCCATTTCTCATTTAATTCTTGAACTTTTGATTCTGTTTTTTCATAATATGTTTCAGTTTGAAAACTAATTCTAAAATTATAATCATCATAATCTAATGGAGGCAATGATTTATCTTTATTTACAAAATATTTTTTTTCTATATATGTTATGTTATTTTCATCAGGAATTCCAGATAAATTATTTAATTTACAATAAGATTGAATATTTGGTAAACCATTTATTTCTGTTTTTATATCAGAATCTGTAATAACTTTTAATACATAATTTTCTGAATATAATTTAAAATCATAATTCAAAAGTATTTTTATTACATTATAAAAATCAATACTTGTAATAGATTTGATCTGTTTTGTTCCAAAACGTACTTCAAATTCTGGTTGTGAATTTTTTGCAAATTTATTTAAATTATTAGAATAAATTTCTAAATATTTTGATAATAAAGCAGATAAATTATTAGTTTCTAAATTTTGACTTGAAGTATCTTTTTTCTTAGACATTAATATATATAATTTATTATTATTAAATAACATTTAATAAATAATATTTATCAATTTTATAAATAAATTTAATTTATAAATTTATTTTTATTTTTTATTTTTGTTAAAAATAATTATATATGATTACATTTAAAAAATTAAATTAAATTAAAAAAAAAATTGAAATTTTAATTTTATATAATATCAATATTGTTAATCATGAATACTACTCTTATCATTCCAAATTATGTTACACCTAGTGATATCCCTAAAATTTGGCATTTCTTCGATTATTTTAATATTGCAAAAGTAAAAGATGTTGAATATTATAATAATAATGAAAATTCACAACTAGATCAATATTATGGATATGGTTATGCTATTATTCTTATTGATGAATGGTATAATAATACTGGAGCTAATAATTTCTATGAATCAATCGTTGCTAATAAATGCAGAATGGTATATGATGATCCTTATTATTGGAATGTAGAATTTTACTATCATGAACATGAACATGAACATGAACATGAACATGAACATGAACATGAACATGAACATGAACATGAACATGAACATGAACATGAACATGAACATGAACATGAACATGAACATGAACATGAACAT